ATAATATAAAGAAAATTTACAATAAAAATTTATATGTTATCTGAAGATGAATATATATTAATTGGTTTATTTATGATTCCAGTAATAATTATTATTTGTATATGTTTTACTAGTATTCGTAGAGTATATAATTTAGAAGAACGAGAATTAGAAGCACTTATTATACAACCTTAGGCCAAATACATATAACAATAACTTTCATTTCTATGTGTTTCAGAGGGGCTAAACCCATAACCTATATCTATTAGATGATTTTTTAGTCTTTGAGGCATATCACAAACATAAATAGATTTTTTACCACAATATTGATAATCAGTAGATTTACCTTCTAGAACTTTGATAAGTTCATTACAAGCATCTTGCATCTGCTTGATTTCTTCAGGTTTGAATAGATTGGAGTAAGTAAATGCTTTGGCTACTGCGTTTTCTGCTGTTGGAAGTGGTGGAAAAGGTGGAAGAGGAAGTGGGCGAGTATGAGGAGCAGGAGCAGTAGGCAGAGGAGGAGGTGTTGGTAACGGAGGAAAGATTGGTTCTTCATATTTCACCATTGCTTGAGCATATACTTTAATAGAGCCAAATTTGTCCGCAATTATAATAATAGGACTTTCATAAAGTTTCCAACCTATTTTTAGATAGTTATTTACAGAAGAATTCAAACAAGTTTCATTATGTTCTTTAATAAGTTTATACTCAATAACTTTAGGAGAAGACATTTTACTAATACAAATCGTATTGGGAAAAAAAATCAATTTTTTTAACTTAAAACTAAAACTATAAAAACAGGTAGTAATGAAAAATTATTCTTTTCATCCAAGATTCTTTGAATTATTTGGTTTGCCAATTATGGATACAATAAATAGAAGACAACTATCTTCTTTGCTTCAAAATTGTTTAGATCCGAATGATACACGTGTTATTACAATATCTTCAAAATTAAGTGAATTAACTGGATTTCAAGAAGGATATCAATTCCAATGGTCTCATTATTATTATAGAATAAAAGGTCCGTGGAAGAGTTTAATTGATTCTATTATAAAACGATGGAATACTCTACCAATAACACCCATTTTCCACTAAAGAATAATTTGAAGGAATATTCTCAGGATTTGGAGAAATCCAAGAATCATTAAAGAAAGTACTAATTACTTCATGTGTTTCCCATCGTTTTCCTTTGATACCAAAAAGAATTTGTGTGGCTCCTCCCATAACAACAACTTGTATTCCAGCATCTTTTAGTTTTGAACCTATAATCATTCCCATTCCTCCACAGCCAATAATAGCAACATCAGCCCATGAATCTATTGTTTTTTCAACAATATATTCTACAGCATCTTTATAGTTATTAATATGAAGAGGCCAGTTTGCGGATAAATTATTACCAGCGAGATAAGGAGAATAATATGTTTGAATAGGAATCCATGTAGTATCTGATGGAAGAAAAGTTTCAGTATATTCTGGCCAAATGGCTTTAGACATATATGTTTGTTGTTCGCAAGTATCAGCAAAAGAATTAATAATGGCTACTCGTTTTCCACTTAAATATTGTGTCCAACGAAGACTCGGTTTAACATAATAAGGTTCAAGATTTCGTAATAAAACTTTTTTACGATTTGGATTCAACTCATTAAGAAGTTCTTTTTCAACCTTTTTAAAACGATCATACCATCCTTCAGCCATAACATCAACATTTTTTAAAGATTCAATATAATCTATACAAAATGATTCTAGAGATTCTGGTATAGGAAAGATACCCGCATTGATTTCTAGAGTTCTTTTTTCAGAATATAGAATAGGGACTTTATACAAATATTTTGCTACAATTTCTAATTCTATTGTTCCATTTCTTCCAATTAAAAAAGGGTTTTCTGATTGGAATAATTCACAAATATAATTGGCAGATTCTTCTAATTGCTGTAATTGCTCCATCCTAAGACATATTTGGTTTGAAATCTTTATCCCTCCAAGGATTGTACCGTTCTGTTCGTTTGACTCCTCCTAAAGTAGGTGCTACAACATCATGGATAGGTGATGAAATTGGTGGCGCAGAAGGAAATGCTCCTACATCATTGACTAATAATTCTGGAAGTTCTGGAATGGGAGTAGGGACTCTTTCTACGTAAAATTCAAGTTCTACTTCATCACCTTGGCATAACACAACAGAAGCAGGTTCTAAATCTCTTACAATATATTCAATTTCAAATCCATCCAATTCTGGAATTTTGATAAGAATTCTAGTATTTTTTTGTAGAATTGCCAACTTGGTTAGTTCAATTGATAATAACTCTTGGATATTATCGCTAAAAGATTCAGTATCTACAGATTGTAAAACAATTTTAGTAGATTCATCAAATGCGTCAGATGGCATATATTCAACTTCCATTATGCTTCCATTTCCTTCACATCCAATTTGTTCTAGCATCCAATATGGAACAAAGATATTTGGAGTATCTTTCTCTTTAAAATCTGATTTTATTGGTATAGGAGCTCCAAGGGCACAAATCCAGAATTTTTCTCCTTTTGTTATACGGGCAAACATTCTATTTGTGGTAAAATCATTAGTGATTCTTCTCCATATATCTTCATTTACATAACAATTATAAGAATCTATATCTAGATCAAGATAATCAGATGACCATACAGAAAACATTTTGATAATAATCTACTACCCAAATAGTAATCAATTTTTTAAATGAAGGAAAAAGAAATTATTCTAGAAAATATAAAAATATTAAATTTAGAAGATAGTAAAAAAATAATATTACGATCTCGTTTTTATCAATTAATTTCAAAATATAAAAGATATTCTAAATTTTATTTAATATTTTTTGATGCGGGTCGTCTAGTAGTAACAATAGGATCAATATCAGTTCCAGCAATTCTTTCAATTGATAAAGATTGTAATAATAATATTGTATTTTGGATAGTATGGGGGATATCATTATTAGTATCAATTATTAATGGATATATAACTCTTTTTAAATTTGATAAAAAATATTATTCAAACATTGCTATTTTAGAGAGATTATCATGCGAATTCTGGCAATATATGGCATTATGTGGAAGATATTCTGGTAATTATACATCAAGTATTCCAACTCATGAAAATCAATTTATATTTTTTATAAATAATATTGAAAGATATGAAATTCGCAATATTGAGGAAATATATATAACAATAAGTGAAAATGGAAATGAGAATAAGAAACAAACATTTGATGATAAAAAGGTGAATGAAGTTGTTCCAAGTGTAACAAAAAAATTTATTAAAGATAATATTGATACTATGGAAGAAACACAAAAAATTGTAGTTATAGAGTAGGGTTATGAATACTATAAAAAAAAGATTACAAAAAACAGGGAATAAAACCCAATGTCAATGTTCTAGTAATTGTAAAAATAAAACACAAAAACGTTATCCATTATGTAAATTACATATGAAAACATGTAGTCGTTTTTCTCCATTAAGTGGATATGAGCCAGATTATGATCCAGATTTTTGGAATAATACATATAATATAAAAGAAACACATAATTGTTTTGCCTATGCGTTTAATATAAATGATCCGAAACAAATAGCAAAATGTAAAGATAAAAACTGTGATGTTCCTTTTCATCAGCCCGGAATGGCATCAGGATATCCAAAGTTTAAATCATCTAGACCGAAAACATGTCCCAATATGATGGCACGTATTTTAGGAGATAATCCAGATATTAAAATGACAACATTTGAAAATAAATGCCCTGTTGGGACATCTAAAATAGCACTTATTGTTGATGAAAATGAAGACTATCATTTTCTGCGACAAGATAGCAATGGTATGTGGAGCCACAAAGCAGGAGCGCGTGCTGTAGCAAATATTGATGCTGCTGGAAAGCATATATATGATCCAGCACTCGCAGACTATAATTATAAGAAAAATTCCAACGGTTATCTAAACTATGATACTTTCTGTTCCTATATGTGCGTCCCTAGAATCACTCCGGTAAAATTAAAGGTTGGTGGTGGTAAAACTAAAAAATTAAAAACTAAAAGAAAATAGGTTTAAATCATTAATATGACATATAGAATATGTGAAGTTAAAGAATGTAAAAAAAGGGCAAACTATAATATAAAAGATGAAAAAGGTAAATATTGTGCTACTCATAAAACTCCAGATATGATTGATATATCTCATAAAAAATGTGAATTTGAAAATTGTAAAACACGTCCATCATTTGGATTAAAAGATTATATTATGATGGATGGAAATCATTAGGTGATGAAAAATGGGAAGTATTAACACCATTATAAATCATTTCTTAAATCCACTTCTTTGTTTTCTTCTAGCCTCAACCCATGAAACACCATAATCTTGATAAATATCATTCATAGGATCAAACATACTTAATGCTTCTACACAATCAATACGTTCTTTAGGATTAGTATGGAGCATTTTACGTAAAATATCAGAAATCGTGCGTTTTTTTAATTTCCACTCAGAACTTTCTACAAATTCGTATGAATAAATGAGTTTTGAAATATATTCTAAAAGTAAGCATCCTATAGCCCAACTATCAAAACCAGGATAATAGAGTTTCCATACTTTTTCAAGATTAAAACTTTGAACAGCACTACTTGTATTAAAAAACTGTTCTAGATTTTTAATTTGTTCATCCATTGGAACATTTAAAAGTTTATGAATTAAATGAAGAATTTTCTTTTGAGGAAGAACTTTATATAACGCATCATTTAAATTATAATTATTATATTCATCAATTGCGGTTAATACAGTTACTTCTGGAGGTTCTGCTGAATAATTAGGTGTAAGAAGTTTCCAACGATTTTCAATAGTTTCTAAATTAATTTGAGATACACTAAAACTTTGACCATAATCAATTAAACGAGGAATACCTAATTTATCAATTACTATATTTCCAGAATGAATATCATAATGAACAAACCCATGTAATAGCATCAAAGAACCAGCTTCTAATAAATGTTTCATTAATACAAAAAGAGATATATCTTTATTATGTAATGAATATTGATATAAATCTAGACCACCATAAGGCATAGATAATTGTTTTAAATTAGTTTCATATACTCGTTGTAAAAATTTACATTTATTAATATCTATATTTTCTTGATTTTCTAAAATTTTGGGACTACAGAAACTATCAGTTAAAATAAAATAATCTTTTGATTCTTTTATTTTATGTAAAATAGTATAAGCATTTATTTCTTTTTCAACATCTTCAGTAACAGTAAGTTTTCCAACCATTTTCTTTGACATTTGTTTATTTTTACATAAAAGTGGTGGATTGAAAACACATCCATAGGTTCCTTGTCCGATTAATCTTCCCACCTTCCATTCCTATTTGTAAAAATTAAAATAAGATAATATAAAAGCATATAAAAGCATTAGATGGATCTATCAAGACTACCCGGGACAATGTGGATAGCACTAATATTTTTAGTAATTTGTATGTATATGAAGTTTTTTCACCTAATACTATACAAGAAGGATTTAATGTTTTAGTATCAGCAATTGATAAAACAAAACCAGAAGATAATAATTTTTTTGCGGGAATTGTTCCACGAAGAGGAGATATTGGATTTAATTTAGAAGATAAAAAATATATAAAAGATCCTCGTTATTTTCAAGGATATGTAGATGTTCAACGATTTGGTTTTAAACATGATTTCTGTCGTTATGTTATTCCTCAATCATCCGATAATACAAAAGGTTTTATTGCTTGTGCTCTGGCTGGAACAAATGGTCTTTCTTCAACATCCTATAGAACAAAAGATGTTTCTCAAGGTTTTGTAACAAGTCGTGATGATTATATGAGAGATATTTTTAATGAAAATAGATATGCCTATTGTAGAATTTTAAAAACAGAAGATGGTTCTTTTCAACCGTTATGCTTACGAGCAAAAGAATTAAGTTTTAATGATACAAATGAAGTGGATGCTGATCCTCCTCAAGATATTGTAACATTATTAGATTTTTATAATGGATGTATTGCTTGGTTACGATTCAGAGATGATATGATAGATTATACAGATACTTTAACTATTCAAAAAGCGGGAGGAATATCAATACCAGAAGATCCAAATCCAGCAGTAACACAAGGTGTTTCATTGAATGGGGTAGATCAATATTTACGTATATCAGATTCTCCCGATTTAACTCTTGGAAGAACAATTCATATGAGATCTGTTCGTGCTTTTTCACTATGGGTATTCTTTGATTCATTTACAAATAATGCTCACATTTTTGATTTTGGAGATGGCCCTGGGAATAATAATACTGTTTTAAGTATACTAGGAAAAGGAGACGAAACAACAGATTCAAATGAATTAAGACCAATGTTATGTGGAAATCAGCAAAATACATTACCTAATTATCCTTCGGGTCCTCATCCTTGTTCTGAAACAACGCCTCAAAATTTGATGCTTTTAAAAGCAAATGTAAATGAATATGAATGTAAATTATTTGATACACAGCCAGAGAAACTTACATGGCAAACGGGAATGGAAAAACAACAGAAACAAATTCCAACAAAAGCAACTTTGTTATATGAAATATGGGATTCTAAACAACGAAAACAAAGAATATTAGTGAATGGAGTAATTCCTTTAAAACAATGGACTCATATTACTATAACAGCAAAAACAAATGATTCATTTAGACCTGATATTGGAATATACGTAAATGGAACACAAGTTTATCTAGAACCATCTGGATATCTTCCTCAAGCAAAATCTACAACAAATAATTATATAGGAAAATCAAATTGGGCAAATGCGACAAGTCAATATGAATTAAAAGATGAATTATTGAATGGTAAGATATTTGATTTTAGAATGTATAATACTATAATGTCAGATGATAAAATTAATAAAACAATTTCTTGGGGAAAAAATAAACTTGGTATTAAGTAATGCTAACAATAAAATTGAATAGCGTTTCACGCCCTAAAAACAATACAAGGAAAATGAACATTAAAGAAATTATCGCAAAGAAAAAGAAAGAAATGTTCGACAAGATTATTGATGATCCTATAAATTATTTAAAAACTTTATCTACTGAACAAATCGGAAAGTTTGTAAAAGAAGCATCTTTTGAATATTATAAAGGAACTCCTATTGTTCCAGATGATATCTTTGATATTATGAAAAATGTATTAAAAGAGAGAGATCCAGAACATCATGTACTAGATGAAATTGGTGCCCCAACTGTTGGAGAAAAAGTAAAACTTCCTTATTATATGGGATCATTAGATAAAATTCGTGAAGATGAAAAAGCTCTTAATAATTGGAAAAGTAAATATTCTGGAGATGTAATAATTAGTGATAAATTAGATGGTAATTCAGCGATGCTTGTATATAAAAAAAATACTATAAAAATGTATTCTCGTGGAGATGGATTATTTGGCCAAGATATATCTCATATTATTTCTCTTATAAAAGGAATTCCTAAAAAAGTTCCATTTGAAGATATAGCAGTGCGAGGAGAACTTATTATTCCAAAACATAAATGGGATCCTAAATTTGGTGCTAACGCACGAAATGCGGTAGCAGGTATTATGCATTCCAAACATCCAAATGTAGATCTAGCAAATATTATTGAATTTGTTGCTTATGAGATGCTACATCCTAGATCTATAATATCAGAAGGATTACATATTCTAGAAGAACATAAATTTATTGTGGTTCATCATTCAAATGAGAAAACATTAAATCTTACTATGGAGAATTTATCAAAGATTTTACTAGAGCGTCGTAAAGAATCTTTATATGAAATTGATGGTATTGTCGTATTTCATGATAAAGAACATAATCAAGTAAGTGGTAAGAATCCATCATATGCTTTCGCTTTCAAAAGTCTTTTGACTCACACTGAAGCAGAAGTAATTGTAAAAGAAGTTGAATGGAATGCTTCCAAAGATGGATATTTAAAACCCATTCTTCATTTTGATCCAGTTGTATTAGCAGGTGTTTCTATTCAGAAAGCTACTGGTTTTAATGGACAATTCATAGAATCAAATGTCTTAGGACCCGGTTCTAGAATTGTTATTATTCGTTCTGGAGATGTTATTCCTCATGTTGTTCGTATTCTCACCAAATCTGCTTCTGGAAAACCGTCTTTGCCAAATGTAAAATATAAATGGAATGATACCCATGTTGATATTGTTTTGGAAGATAAAGAAGCAGCAGAAGATGTTATTGTAAAACGAATGACATATTTTGCGGTGACTCTAGAAATGAAAGGAGTTGGAAAAGGAATTATTGAACGATTGTATAAGAATGGTATTGATACGATTAAGAAATTAGTGAATGTAAAAGTAGATGAACTTCTAAAAATGGAAGGATTTCAAAAGAAATCTGCTGAAAAGACTGTAAATGAAATAAATGAAGCAATTAAAAAAGCAGATTGTTTAAAATTTATGGATGCTTCTAATCTCTTTGGAAGAAGTATTGGTGAAAGAAAATTAAAAGTGATTGTAACAGCATTTCCGAATATTATCAACGGATATATTCCTACTGAAAGTGATCTTTTAAAGATAGATGGAATTGCTTCAATAACAGCAAATCAATTTATTGATGGTCTTCCAGAATTCTTTGATTTTATGAAAGATATTGGTATTGATTGTAATAAGAAAACAATTATAAAAGCAGTAGTATCTTCTAATACCAAACAAACTCTAAAAGATTTGATTGTTGTATTTACTGGTATTCGTGATAAAGAGTTGGAAAAAGAGATTGAAGAAAGAGGAGGAAAAGTTTCTAGTGCTGTAAGTGGAAAAACAAAAGTAGTTGTAGCAAAAGATCCTAGTGAGGAAACGGGAAAAGTTAAAACTGCTAAAGAGTTAGGAATTCCAGTAATTACTATTGAAACCTTTAAGAAAGAATATCTTTAATTCCTAACCTTCCCATTGATACTTGAAACTAAACCATTTTTTTGTTTAAAAAATCGTTTAGGATTTATGGGAGCATATGCTTTTAAATTATGTTCTTTAATAGCATAACTATATAACCAATCTGCTGGTAAAAAAACTTTTAGATTTTTATATTTTTCATATGTTTCTAACACAGCCTTTGCAGCATTCTGGCGAACAAGAATAGCATGAGTTCCCCAGAAACGAAATACTCTTAAATATTCTTTTCCTTCAATAAATTCATATTCAACATTTTCATTTGTTCCTAAACATATTATATCAAAATCTAAAGGAAAGAAATCAACCGAATCACTTATAAATTCACAATCATCTTCAAAAATTAAGACATTATTCTTAGACTCAACTTCTTGTAAAATCTGAATATGAGATTCTAAACAACCAATCATACCATTGGTAATCTTTTCACCTTTTAAGATATGTATAAAATCTTTATATTTATCTAGATATAACAAACCAGATACAGCATTAAAAATTTCTATAGGTAGTTGAATATCTTTTGCTAATTTCTCAACAAGTGGTATTCGTTCTGGTAAAGTAATAGCAATACACTCCATTTAATATTATATCTTAATAATATCTTAAGTGGTAACTTTATTTTTTTTCTTTGCTTGTTCATTCATAATCTTAATCCTTTCAACTGAATATGCTTGTTGACAATTCCATCCCTCATCAAACTGAGGAACTGGAGTAGATACATTTTCACCAGTAGATACTAGACTTTCATTGATATAGTTGCGAAGAATTTCTAATTGGACTAGAATATCATCAATAGGTTTAAAATCTTCTTGAATTACATCATATATTGGATTCACTGTTTTCTTATTAACCATAATATCTAGAATTGGAGTAATTCCTCGGAACAAATCTTGACCGGCTGCGAGAAATGTTTGGAGAACAGCAAGAACTGCTTGTTTCTTTTCAATATTCAGTTCTTTCATAAAGATAGCTTGAATCCATTTTTCTTCAGTAATAGTTCCTAGAAGAAAGTCTACATGATTTTCCTTAAACATCATTGGGTCTCGTGTTGTTATATATAGACCAATACGATATTGTTGAATATCTAGAAGACTTCTATGAATATTTGAAAGCATTAGATATTGTTTATGAAATTGATTTGTTTTAATATTAAGTCCTAGAGTCCTAATTGTAGCATATATATAATTGTATGCTGGAATAGCATCAGCACCAGCACCACAAGGATTCCCAGCTACATCACCAGGATTGCGAGGGATCGCACCATTATTATTACGACGCACCCATTCATAATAATGAGGATTATGAACTACTCCAGATGCAATCTTACCAGTATTCCAACTAAACGCAGTAGCACAATCTTCTGCGGTACACCACATCATATCACATCCATCAATTTTTGAAATACGAATACCACACTTAGGACATGGCTTTGTCTCTTTACGAATGAGTGTTACGCTATCAACATCTTCTTTCTTACAAACGTGTGTTTCATCATTCTTTTCAGTTTTCACAAGCATACAATCTTTACACACATATGTAGAACAAAGTTCGCATTTGTATGCTTGAGATAGAAATCCTCGGCAACCTTCTTTTACACATTTCATGATGAATACTTTCTTTTCAAGATTCTTGTAAGAATCAAGACCTTGATAAATATTCCATTGTTCTTGCCATTCATTAATACATCTCATATGTTTAATATATCGTTCAGTATGTCTATTAAATACATCTGGCAACTTTAAAATATCATCTTGATGTTTGATATAGAGTTCATCTGTTGGCTTTACATTGTTTTGTGATAGAATTCTATTATTTGTAGCAATTTTTTGAAGAAGAGCATTCTTTTGATTCTCAATAGTAGCATATTTTTGTGACGCCTTCGTTCGCAATGGTTCAAGATCTTCAATACGCTTTTTAGCAGCAGCAAACTTCTGAAAGTTTGGTAGAAATGCTTTCTCACGATTCATATACATCTTTTTCTTATGCTCACGCCAAGGACCTTTTACAAAAGACTTTGTAAGATTTGTATCAAGAAACTCACGATTCCATCCAGTGCGACAATTCATACAATGAGCATCTACAATTTGTGAAAGTAGATAACGAGTTACACACGTCTTACATGCTTTGTAAGAACAGTAATTACAAGAAATCTTGGTTCGAACAGTACTAGTAAATTTCTCAGCACAAACAGAGCATTCTTTTGACTCCTTTACTTCAGCCATTCTTAAGTTTAAATACCAAATTGCTTGGATGGAATGAATCAATTTTTTTAAACAAAGTTTTTTTCGCTTGGTGAGAACAATTTTTTTAAACTAAACCAATAATGCTTTAGATGAAACTGGTTCAATCGTTTGAATATCAGATGGAACTCTATCAATAAATCTAGATTCATGAATATTAGGAGTTTCTACAAAAGTAGTTAATATAGAAGGTTTTGGAAATCCATTAAATTCTGTTGCTGTCACATTAGTATAAGAGCCCATTTGAGGAAACCAGAGCCAATCACCAACTTCTAACTCTTCCATTTCTTCACAACGAGCAATCACATCAACAGAATCACAAGTGCGACCCATAAGAAGTCCTTTTACTTTTTTTCTAACTTCAGAATTATCGGAATCCGAAACTCTCATCCATAATGGCTTTGCTTGGTCAAAAGGAATACAAGAGAATTGCCCATATAGACTATCATCAATTGTATATCTCCACGCATTATGTAACCAAGGTTTTTTACCAATAACTTTTACAAAGAAATCTTGGGAAACTGATGAAAAGAATCGTCCAGGCTCTGCTATAAATTCAAATTCTTTATCATACGCATCATTAATATATTTTGCTTTTTTTGCAAAATCATCTTCATTGGGAAGAAATCCTCCACCAATATCGATTATTTTTGCCTTTAATTCTCTATTTAATTTTTTAGCGATTTCAATAGATTTATAATAAACTTTTCCATCATTTCCTCCAGAACCTACGTGAAACGAAATTCCTTTAATTTCTATATGTTTAGATTTCGCATATTCTCCAAGATATTTTACATTCTCTGGTTGAATACCAAATTTGCCGGAAAATGGAATTTTAGAGTTCTTATCATCCACACAAATTCTGATTAACGCACCACCATTATATTTAATTTCAACTAACTTATCAAGTTCTTCAAAACTATCTACAACGGTTGTCGGAGAATCTATTTCTTTTTGAGCATATTCTAAATCAACAAATGATTTACAAGGATTCGCATACACAATTAAATCTTTTAAATTAGTATCTTTTGGTAATGTATCTTTGACTAATTTAAGTTCTTGTAGAGAAGCACAATCAAACTTAATACCTCTGGGATATAATGTATTAATCAAAAGTGGATCGGGATTTGATTTAATAGCATAATGAGGTTTAATATGATAAAGATATTTGTTCCATAGTAAATGTTGATTCCAGACACGGTGTGGATAGAAGGCATAGAATGAGTGTTTCACAAAGCTATTCTTTGTAAAGAGGTTGAGTATTTCACGTAATTCCTTCAATGTGATAGTATAATAACATTAAAGAAATTATTTTTTAGGCCGGGACTTTTTATTTTCTAGCATTCGCATTCGATTTGCGTGTTTTCTTTTTCATTGATCTAATTCTTTTACTTGTAGGAGTATTCGCTACATTTTCATAATCGGGTAACATAGCTATATAATGCTGACGTTCATCTTCTTCAACTTCTTTTTTATTTACACTTTTAGGAGTCTTTTTGTATGGGTGACTCTTATACATTCTGCGGGTGCGACCTTTGGGCGTCGATTTAACTTTGGGCATTCTACTCTAAGTAGGTTATTTCTAATAGCAAAGTAAATTCTTTATTATTCAAATCTAATAATCTATAAAATTCATCTCGCATTGATATTTCTAATAAACTTAAACGCGATAATGGTGCCGGAGAAAATTCTATTATTGGATAATCTGTTTCTTTATTTAAATGTTTAATTCCATTTTGTAGTTGATCTAAATAAATAATCGTATAAGGATCATGAGGACCTCGTGCTATTTCAATTCTATTAAACTCTTTATCTGTTTCTGTATTAATATGTAAAAAAATCTTATTCAAAAACCAAGCAGTATCAATAGGATTTGGTGCTACAATGACACCATTTATATCTTCATAATCTTGTGTAACAAATCCCATGAGTCTTGCTGGTGTATTAATAGCAGATAAATAATCATTTGTTAAACTATCTACAGCACCAGAAAAATCATCAAAACTATCAGTATATTCTCCAGATTGGAATAATAAAGAAAAACTATAAATACCAGAAATACGTTTAATAGTTAGTGCCATACTAGTATTTGAATATGTACATCCATAAACATTTGCTATACCAGATACAGCATTTAATGCTCTAGCTAACTCTATTGCTAGACTAGTTCCATCATAAAGACCACGATTAAGAGTAACAGTAAAAATAGTAGTATTTTCTGAAAAAGAAAACTTTTGCCATCCTTCATTTACATTATAAAGGTTGCCAGGAATATTTCCACCTATTAATCGGATACTTGTAACATCTTTTAAATCTCTTCGTAGTCGCCAACGAAATCGATTGACATTCGGATATGTTACAACATTTCTTTCACGACTATTACAAAGAATCGTTGTTACTTTTTCTTGTCGTTTTCTATTGAGAATTGGTGGAGGATTTTGTGATGGAAGTAATATTTGTTGTCCAGAAGATTTACCAGGCTTTTGAGAATCAAGAAACTTCGTTCCGATACTTTTATCGGGACCATACATTCGTTCAATAGGTTTCATTACTTATTCTAACTAGATTTATTTTTAGAAAGCCATTGAATATACCCATGACTCTTCCACACAAAATAAGAAGAACCAAGTTTTGCCAAAGCAAGTTCATGAAGAGCAAATTCTTTTGGTGTTAGACTTTTAATATATTCAAGTTCTTTTTCACTAAGAGGATGAGTGGGTGGAGGTTGATATTCCATTTTTGCTATACTTTTTAGCAGTAAAAAAATATAATCAATTTTTAGGTATGGCGCATGCGACAACAGAAAAAATGTTAGAGATTCTAAAAAAGAAAGGAAAACCTTTTTCATCTTTTCATAAAGGTGATACAATTCACGTTCATAATAAAATGCAGAAAGGTTATAGTTATACTCTAGAAGAAGAGCCAGGAATGAATCTTGGTTTCAAGCCATATGCTACCCCCGAAGAAATGTTATGTATGGGCGTTTTTGAAGGAAAGTATTTGAATGATTGTTTGGAAGAATATCCTCAAGAATGGTTTGTGAAAGCTATTGCTCTTGGAAAATTATCTCCTCAAGGAGCGGATCCATCTGTAAATGCTCTATCTGTGAAGAGTCGCCAACCACTCAAAATTTGGCGTGAGAATGGTTGGGTTCCTGGAACAGGAAAATCAAAACCTCACCCTATCCTTTCATCAAAGGAAACAAATCCTGATGGCAGAGGTTGGTTCGAATGGTATTGTAGATATTTTATGGGTCGAAGAATGCCAGAGTTAGACAAAGTTCAAATAGGGCGGTGGAGAGCAATAAATCGTCATATTGCTCAAATAAAAAAGAATTGTAAGCCTGGTGATTTATCATGTCGCCCTCGTCAGAGGCAACTTGCGATTCAGTGGAGTTATTCACCTTTTATTTAATTTATTTTACTACAATGGGCATATAATGATTTTATTTAAAAGGTTTAGAAAAATCTGGCATAGGAGGTGCTTCTGATACAAAATGTCTTATTGTAATTTTATCAACTTCTTTGAATAACATTAATATAATATCTTTTATATTTTTATTTTCTTTTAATAATTTATCTAGTGTATTTATTATATTATTACAATTAATTCTTATATCAAACATATCAGATTGTAATAAATTAATAAATCGTTCCAAATCATCATATACTAAATTTAAAGAATTTCTTTGAATAATAGATTTATCATAATCCATAATAACTGGAAGAATACCTATAAGTTCCAAATTTCCTAAATCGCCATATATTATCTCTTTTCTTTTTGTTTTTTTTAGCAAGATATTTCCTAAATGTAAATCTTTATGAATAAATCCTATATCTTTATAAGCATACAATAAAGATATAATAATATGTTTTATTATATTTTTAAGAATATTAAAATTATCTCTATTCCATTTATATTTTCCAATATCACCTAAATCTATATTTGGCATAACGAGAATTGTAATATTATCACCAGACTCTTTACACAGATATTTAGAAGAATTATTAAGTTTATTAAAATTGTCTAAACAGTGAAATTTACAAAAATAATGTAAAAAAGTAGCTAGTTTGAGTGTTTCTAGTTCTTTAGCAATAATATATTCTTTTTCTAGAATTGAAGGTCCAATTTTAACAACAATATGTTTTTCTTTTTCTAATAAAGCATAAAATAGTTTATAATCTGGGCTATCATGTTTTATCATTGAAAGAAGTTCTAACCATTCTTTATTGTCTCTATCTGTAGATTTATCTATTTTTTCTTGGCAATTAAGTTTATATTTAAAAGTATTATGATTTGTTGAATTATGTGTTGGATATAAGCGATTCGCCATTCTAATACTAATTAATAAACACTTTTAAGTTTATTAAAATTTATAAAAAATTGAACATAAACCCCACAAATATATCATTATAGAATGAATCCTATAGAAATTTATCAGAAGATTCATGAGAATTCTTATGCTCTAATTGATAAGTCACAATTTTATTATGATATATCAATTGCTACGTATAACGCATGGATTTCTCCAGAAGCAATTAGTCTAGAAAATGAGTTAGCAAAACGTTTAGTAAATTTAGTAAATGCTTATATTCTTGGTGATATTGAAGATTCATATAGCGATACAAAGCATAATGAAAATAGATTAGAATATGAAGATTTTAAAAAACGAAAAGTAGAATATTTTAAAAAGATTTATAAAGAAAATCCACTTATTCAAGAAGTTTTAATAAATATCTAATATATAAATATAGATGTTTAAAAAACTGTTAAAATTTGCTAAAAAAAATAAATTGTTTATTTTTTTGATAATAATACTAAGTATAGTATTATATGTTTATAGATCAAATAAAGAAGGATTTACGGATAATACTGCGTATGATATTGTAATTATTGCTGGTCAATCAAATGCTCAAGGGAATGGAATAAATGATTATACAATACATGCTGGAACTTCTCGTGCACAAGTAGAAGAACCATTGGAAAACGATCCATATTTTACATTAGATAAGGGTAATACTAATACAAATAGTAGTGATACAGCAAGAAATAATATACATATGTTATCAAGCGATAATACAATTATACGGGCCCAAGATACTATTGGACAATTTCATCAAACTCAAATAAAAAGTGGAGCACATGGATTTGGAATACCTTTCGCTCGTCAATATGTAAAAGAAAAAGGGAGACCAGTTTTACTTGTAGGATGTGCTATGGGTTCAAGTGCTTATGGATATTATGGCCCATGTAATGGAGGAAATACGGATTCCGGTCATAATTATGGATGGTCAGAAGGTAATGATTGGCCATCTACAGTTACAGGCACATGTAATGGTAATAATTGTAGTTTATTTAGAATGGCAAAAGAAAGAATTGCTGCGGCAAAAGCACAAGCACCAAATGCTAAAGTTGTTGCTATTTTATGGCATCAAGGTGAGAATGATGCTGAACATAATCCTAGAAATTATTATGCGGCAGGAGTATCACAAATGTTAAAAGATCTTCGAAGTTATGCTATTAATATATTTCCAAGCTCGCCTACTAATTTTCCAATATTAGTAGGAGGTTTATGTACAAAATATAGTAAGTATGCTAATATAATGAATCCAATATTAAAAAATATGGCAAGTTCATCTAATAATATAAAATTTGTACCATCAGATAATTCATTAGGCCATTCTATATCTAGATTTAATCATGATCTTAAACCGCTAGGGAAAGGAAATTTTGGACAACAAGTACATTTTTCTCGTATGGGACAAATAGAATTTGGATATAGATATTATTATGTTTTTAATAATAATTCTATTAATTTTAATTAGTTATCTTTAGCCATTTAAGTATATTAAAAACAATAAAGAATAACACACCTCCCCATAGAGAATCACTAATCGCAAACCAAGTTTTATATTTATTAAGAGTAGCTAAATTTGTAAAATCATAAACAGCATATGTAGCAGTTCCAAGTAAAAATGCTTCTAAACTAGTATTTGGAAGTAGAATTAAATATGAAAGTGCTACATATACAATAATTGAAGGCAACCATTTTACAGTCATATCAGAACCTTGAATATCTTTAATCATAGATTTTGAGTTTTTGCTACCAAGAAGAAGCCATGGTAAATCAACTAGTATAATAATAAAAGGGATTGCTAAGTATTTATAGTTCCACATACTGCGTTTCTTTTATAATGTAAGAAAATTAAGTATTACTAATGGAAACAATTCATTTAGAAGGATATTCAGCATCATTACGAAAACAAAAAATATATTGTGTTGGAGATATTCAAAATTTAGATAAAATGTTTTATGGATTATTTTCACAATACTCCGATGAAATGTTAAGAAGACATAAAGTTGTTGTATTATTTTGTGATCAATATATAAAACATCAACCGAAGTTCTTAAAAAATATGTATATTGATGCTACTTTCCGCATTCGGGATAATTTAGATTTACGATTAGCATATACTTATATTCAACATACATCAAAACCTCTTATTGTTTTATGGTATGGTAATGAAGTGCCAATTCAAATGTTTGGAACTAAAGATGATATTACTCTTATTAGTGGTGGTCAGAGTCAGATAATACATACAAAAGAATATACTTCAATATTTTGGCATTCGAAATCAACATATGAAGAAATGAAAGATATTCTTATGTTAAAGTTAAAAAATGTAGATGTAAAAACAATATTAAATGAGACAAAAGCCTCAGATGTTTCATTAATGTGGTCTAGTATCGGAGATTCATTATATTGGTTTGATTTTAATTCTATTAAATCAAATAATCCAGTTATTAATTATACTCAAGCATGTGAATATTTGAGACATTTAGCGGATGCTTTAGAAAATAAAGATTCATGAATCGCTTTACTTCTTAAAAAGTTTGATTCGCTTTGCTTTACTCATTAAACTTTTTACTTCTTAAAAAGTTTGAATGTACCCTTCTTTGCTTTATATCCAGCTTTGACTAAGTTTTTTAAAGCTTTCTTACCAAGAGCATGCTTCTTTCGGCTAATAATCTTTCCACGTTTATTTTTCATTAAATCTTTCTTGGTGAGTCCTCCGCTAGTATGTTTAGCGGTGCCATGCCATACTTGTGCGTGCGATCCAACAGCGGGAATCTTAGCACCACCTGACATAGTATTATTTTTACGAGTAACATTTCTGCGTCTGCGACGACCGCCATCCATATCATCGTTGTTCGAATTATTAGAATTATTAGAATTATTAGAATTATTCGAATTATTATTTGAGTTCATCTTATAATAATTATTTAGAAATTAAATTGTACACGCATTTATTTATTCTTTTATGTTGTACAATCCAGAAAAAATGAACGGTTAAATCGCCGGGTGTCTAAAGAGGTATGCCAGAAACTCTTTGAATATACGCATTAAATCAAATTTATATATCAGTCATTCTTTCTTATAACTATATTAATGTAATTCTATGAAATTACTAAACCCAACCTATGAACTACTAGATTTGCCAACATTCGCAGTAATTGGTTACCGTCAGTACTCATAAGTGAAAATAATTCAACAACGAGTGGATGATGAATAATATCACTCGATTTTGCCCAAAATTCATCTGATTTATAAAAAATCATATTAATTCCAATAATATTTATATTAATATTTTTTGAATTATAAAATTTTGTCATAAATCTTTCATTAACATATGTATTTTCATCATCTGTATAGTGTTTTAAAAATCCACCCATTTTAATAATATTTTTATCGAATATATATATTTGATCATCTAATACAACATCTATTTCATGACTGTAATAACTACTATCTTTATAAATATTCCATACACCTTCTCCGCCAACGCTTAGGCCATAAGGTATATTTCTTGGTCCATTATATACTCTTGCTCTTCCATTAATAGAATTATGTAATAAAGAATTAAAATTAATTTTTTCTAATAGTTTAACTTCTGGGCGAATTTTAATAAACCAATCATAGTCTAGAGTACTTTGATTTTGAGAAATAAAATCACATATTTTATCTAATTGTTTTTTCTTATTAATCATTTTATATTTGAATGAAATAATATCTTCATAATTTATAAAGTCATCTTCACTGGATATACCAGCATAATCTATAATATTTCCATCTTTTATAAATTCATTAAAAATTTCTATATTTGATGCTAATGATTTATGCATTTTATGAGATACAATTATAACTAAAATTCGCATATTTAAAATAGATTACTAACGATCCCAAATACCTTTTCTAGGAGTTTTACCCGCATCAATTTCATCGATAAGTTCATTCATTCGTTTAACATCATAAATTCCAGCAAAATGAACTAAGAAATCGCCGGGTGTCCAAAGAGGCATACCAGAAAGTCCTTGGATATACGCATTAAACAATGTACATTTATTCGTAATTTCTGTTTTCGCAAAATCAGAAACATTTAATTCTAACAGTTTAATAACAGCAGCATTTTCCCACCATGGATGATATAATAATTCTGTTTGTTCAGAAACACGTTTCCAGAAATCTCTAGACCATTCACTATTTCTAATTAAAATATTACCATCGTTAATATGACCACAAGAATCAATAGTCATAAGTAAATCTTTTCCTAAAGGTAAAAGAGGAACAATACATTTTTCAATATCAAAATCCATATTTGTGATATATACATCCGCATCACTTAAAAATATATATTCTCCATCTGAAGACTTTTTAAGAACATCTAATAAAAATGGGATTTTAGACCATGGAATAGGTCTTTCTCGATCCCAAAATTTTTCATCACCAAGAATATATTCATATCCACGTTTTTCACAATAATTTTTTTTAGAATCTAGAGCTCTTTTAAGACTTTTACGAAAATCTTCACCAATTGCAAGAGTTAATAATTTCATAGTATTGATTTCTTATTTAAAAGTATTAGAATAGTTTTAAATAGTAAAAAATGAATATAGAATGCGCAAATATAGAAACAAAAGTTATTATGTTAGAAATTTTATTATTAACTATAACACAAGAAACTCCAAGAGATTTATATTCATATAACTTAAGAAGAGAAGGAATATATGATACTTTAGATAAATTAGAGAAACTAGATAAAAAATATTATGAGTTATGTAGTTCGGAAAAAATTGAAAAAAAAATTTATAAAAAATGAAAATAGAAATAGAATGCCTAGTATTAATGTTTATACTAAGAATGATAATGGTCATTATGTATGTCCTCAATGTAATATTGTAAAAGAGAAACAGAATACAATGTTTTATCATTATGAAACGCATAAAGGAAAACTAAAATATGTATGTGATATCTGTGATTATGATTGTAGTCAAAAGAGATCACTTGAACTTCATAAAATTGCGAAACACAGCAACAATAAGAATGAAACAGATAAGAAAAAATATAAATGTGTATTTCCTAATTGTGATTTTGAATCACTTACAAAAGCAAATCGGAGAATTCATTGTGTTAGAAAACATTTTAAAAAAGAAGTAGATTCTATTACTGGAGAGAATAATGAATGTACAAATTGTAATAATACATTTCTTTCAAATACAGCATTTCTATATCATGCTATTGATTGTATGACAATTACTGCGGAATATAAAAAATATATAGATGCGATTATCTAAAAAGTTATTCTATATCAATAATTTGTGTTGCTTTTACAAGATTAAATAAATGATATCCAAATGCGGCAAATGTAATTAAACCTAATAATTCATATGCTGCTCTATTTGTTTTTTTTCCAAAATATCCAATATATACTAATAATGGTGCTATAATAAATATATGTATTAAATTAACCCAAAGTAAAGGAGACATTGATGTATATCGTAGTAATGCTTTATAAGTATGATATACTAATATAAACAAACCAAGAAAAAATAATATATTATAAATATAATCTGGAGTTGCTGCTCGTTGAATAAAAATATATCCTAGAAAAGGAACAATGATGAAAATATGAAATATTCCTATAATAAAAGTAATATCCATCTACAATATAATATCTAATAATTTCTTACATTGTTCCAATGAACCTTCCATCCATGCTTGTTTTAGACTAAAACTCTCATTCACAACATATACTTCTGAATTAAATGGTTTTAATGACTTTTGTGATTCTTCATAAGGGTCATATTTACCGGGTAACCAATACGTAGCACCATATTTCCAATAATGACTTTTAAAAAATATATAATTTGGTATAGAGCCAAATAATTTTTTTAGAAGATTTTGAATATGTTTTCCAAGAGATTCTTCTCCATATTTGTTTAATATAGAATGAAATTTATTAGTATCACTAGAATCTGTATAGGATATCATAGCAATATTTTCTTGATAATTTATAGGTAAGAAATAACGAATTGGATTTGATGTAACAATTCTTGTATATTGAGAGAACCAAGGAGAATCATATACAGCATATGTTCGTAATAATGGTTCCATTTTCAAATAATCTAAAGTTTTAAATGAATTAAAAAAATTTATTTTTTTCAATGCTTCAGATTCCATAGCACAAATTATTTTTTTTGATTTCAGAAAAATTTTATTTGTTTTCTTAATTAAAAATTCAGTAGTAATATAATCTGTAAAATCATCAATATGAATACATTTATATTCTGTAAATAATATTCCTCCTTTAGTAATAAAATCATTTTTCATAGATTCAATAAGTGCGGATAGTCCATTTGTAGCGACAAGATATTTTTCATGAGAACTCATTTCTCCATTTATAAATATATCTAAAGCCAAATCTGCTCGTAAAACATCAACTTCAGCACGATATGGAAATCGTAGTAAGAATGTATCAGTAGTATCTTTACCATATGTTTTAATACATAATTCTCGTAATGTATGAGTTGCTAGAATATCTTTATGTAAAGTTTTGAATGGAGTAAAGTATATAGTAATTAAATCTTCAAATATATTTGGTTCTATACAATTATCAATATAATGAATTTTAGAATCAATAGACACAATAGGTTGTTTATAGTGTTTTAATAAATCTAATATCATAGTATGTTTAGTTGAAATTCTTCCCGCTCCGCCTTCCCACATATATTTTTCTTTATGAAATGTACTAATTCTTCCACCGATATCTTTATATTTTTCGCAGATACAAACATTTTTATTCTTCTTTAGTAATTCTAAAGCACAATAGAAACCACTTATGCCACCTCCAATAATTATAAAATCATACATATTTTCTTCTCTTATATTCTCTTTTATTAATATTTTAGTGTTTGTAAAAATTGTAGAATTTCACTAGTCACTGAACTAGAAATAGTTCCAAGAATTTTTGTTTTATAAATAACTAAAAATGTCGGAATAGAGCGAATTCCACAAAACCCTGGTGTATATTGATTATCATCAATATCACATTTTAACCAATTTGCTGGAAAGTTTTCTTCTAATGATACAATATCAACTTTTTTACAAGGACCGCACCATTTAGCAGTAAACCAAATTACACTAAGAAAAGGAATAGGATGAATACTATTTGTACGCCCTATTAACATTTCAAATTCATCTTGATCCGTTAGATTCTTCATCTTTTTTAGATTTTGTTTTATTTTTCCTTAAATAATACACAAGAAATCCAGAAATAGGAATTATTGCTAGAATAATTCCAAAAACTATATATTCTTTATTAATAAGATTTGTAGATTTTCCACCAGTTTGAAATATTTGTGAAGATATTTTTTCTAATTCTTTATAATCATTCGATTCTATACTACCTCCAAATTGAGGCATAGCAGCAGATGTAATAGAAGTTAAAGGATTTGTAGCAGATGTGATAGAAGTTAAAGGATTTGTAGCAGATGTCATAGATGATAAAGGATTTGTAGCAGATGCCATAGATGATAAAGGATTTGTTATAGATGATGATAGATTATTAACTACACTTGATATAGATCCAGATCCTCTAGTAATAAAATAAAAAATAAATGTATATATTGCGAGTAATATTGTTATCCAAAAAGTGCTAGTACTTAGTATATAAATAGCTTTAGATAATATATCAGTATTATTTGATGTAAAAAAACTTGTAATATAATATATTGATCCAAATAAACATATAAATAAAATATATAACCACAATTTAGTATTATTACTCATATTTTTAATAGGTTCTGCGTTGATTCGTTCAACTCCAATACCTCCAAAATTAAAGAAAGGAACATCCAATCCATCTTTATAAATAGCCTTTTTATTATAGATTTGAACAATATCATAGGCATACCATGATCCCAATGTTAAAAAATTAACAATAAGTTTTATAAAAAAAGAATATTCTGAACCTATTGCTAAATGATCCAAACCTAAAAATCCTGTTACAGGAAATAATGCTAAATATCTATATAACCATAATGGCATAGGTGGAATAAGTGTTTTAGTTATATTCTGTAATGGAGTTGTTATAGGAATAAGAGATGACATAACCTATTTTAATATCGTGTTTAAATTGTAAATAATAAACCACCAAATCCATTAGTTATTCGTAAAATATTATGATTAGTGGCATATACACGAGTAATAGCATTTCCTCTTAAAGGTATAGATCCATTAGTAACATCAGGAACTAAATTCATTTGTACTACAAAACTATCAATGCGACTAGCATTTAATGATCCAGATGGTTGAAGCTCTTCAGGTCGTAAAGCAAAACAATAATTATAAATAAATAAATTATTAGGAACTGTCGTATGATGATAATATGGTTGGACTAATCTAAAATATCCAGCATCTCTTCTATCAAATCTATCATATCCATCTAATTGGACAATAGCATCTTGTAATAAATCACGACGAACTCCAGATTCTAAAATACTTGTTGAACTATAATTAAAATATTCATGATTTGTAATCATTTGGGATCGTTGTATAAACCATAATAATTCACGAATAGGATGATTGAATTCAAGTCTTACCGTAGATGATGTTGCTCCAATTGGAATTGATATTTGAGGTGTATATTGAATTTGTTCAATTAAATATTCATGAGTATTACTTACAAAACGTCTTCTTTCTTCAACATCTAAATATACATAGTCACCATATAGTCGTAAATCAGTAATTTTAACAGGATTTACAGATAATGTATTACAAGCAATAGGATTTGATAAGGCTGGTGTAAAGAAAAGATTTTGTAAAGGGTTTAACTTTAAATTGATACGAATTGGATGATATTGTAAAGCTAATAATGGTAAATACTGGCCAGGATTCTTACAAAACCAGAATCGTAATGGAATATATAATTTTAGAGGACCATAATTTTGAGGTTGAATATAATCATCAACTTTTCCAATCATATCATTAAAAGCAGGCCTTAGCATAGTTGTTGTAGTCATATTTGACCATAATTCCATCCATTCTCCAGTTTGTGTATCTATTTCTTGTTCTCCAATTTCTAATGTAATTTCATCAATTAAAGCATGACCGATTGAATTTACATAAGATACGGGTGTCCCATCAGTTAGATATAAAGCGGGTAAGGTAATTTCAAGAATAATAGGACCAAGTAAATCACCACGTCGTGGAACTAAACATGATAATCTTTTTCCAAAATCTGGGTCACCATCAAAAAACATTGCTTGTGCTTCTACAGCAAAATTTGTATAACGACGATATACCATCTTGAAAAAAGAAATTTGTGGATTTCCGGTTAGAAAGATATCTTGTTTTCCCATTGCAACTAATTGTAATAATCCAGCATTACCTGTCATGTTATCTTTGCTACTTATTAAGAGTATTGATTCTTTTTCTTAATTAGACGACATCTATGGATTTCACATTATATCGTAGTTTATTAGCAATTGATCCAATAACGAATTTACCGATATCCACTAATTATATTCTTAGCACTGATGGAATAGGTGATATTAGTTGGCAAAATGTTATTAATAACATTAGTTCTGTAGATAAATATGTTGGATATTTACCTTCTACTATTAATAATATTTCATCACAACTTTATAATTTAGAATCAGGATTTTTGTCGGGATCATTAAATACATTAAATCTTGTAAGTACAGTTGATGGACTTGGATCAGCGGGATATATTAGTTCATTTGTGATTACAAGCACATTAAATGGATTAGGAACATATGGATATATTAGTAGTTTATCTCTAACAAGTTCTTTAATTGGACTAGGCAGTCTCGGATATATTAGTTCTTCAAGTTTAACTAGTAGTATAATTGGTTTAGGAAGTTTTGGATATGTAAGTACATTCACTCATTTTAGCACAACAATTGGTTTAGGAACATTTGGTTATGTAAGTTCATTATCATTACAAAGTACATTAGATGGTTTAGGAAATGCTGGATATATAAGTTCTTTAACATTTCAAAGTACAATAAATGGGTTAGGTACTCTAGGATATGTAAGTTCTGCTTCTTTAATTTCATCAGTAATAGGTGTAAATAATAATTTAATTAGTTCAACTACTGATATATTAAAAAATAAACAAAATATTTATTTAAATACTGCTGGATCTTTAGTAATTGGTGGTTCTAATATTAATGTAACACTTAGTACAATTACTAATTTTTATTTTTATAATAGTTTCTATAATTCATCAATAGTATATAAAGGAAATAATAATAATCTAAGTGCTTATAATTCAGGATTCGATTTCTATGTAAGCACACTAGATACTCAATTAAGTAATTTTTCAAATTATATTAATGTAAATACAAATATAAGTTTAGAAGTATATCCAAATATAATATTTCCACAAATAAATACAAATTCAAATCCTCAAATATATCATGTATCTTCATTTATTCAATATAATGGTTCAAACATAGGGATTCAACAACAAACAAAATTTTTAGCAATGAATAATTCAGCATCAAATATATTTCAACAATCTTTACGATTAAATATTCCAGGTTTTATTATTACTAATAATTATTCTTATCCTTATTTATTAAATCATAGATTCATAAATGTATATGCTTCAAATACAAATGTAGGATTTGCTTCAAGCAATGTTCAAATCTCTATGGATTCTACTTCTTCGTATTACTTATCTATTCAAAATATAGCACCATAAAAAAGGAAGACACAATGGCATTGACACCAGCCACAGCAAGAAAAACTATGCAATTAGATATTTTACAATTAAATTCATTAATTTTTTTAACAACTAGCAATACTCCTATTTTATCATCATTTATCTTATCCGCAAATGGTAATGGAACAACATCATTTGTTCCTATTAGTACTTTAATAACAGATTTCTATCCACCCGGTCAAGCATATGTTGCGAGTACAGTCCAAAGTACGATGTATAATATATTAAATTATCCAAATATTACATCATCTATTTCATATAAAGGGAATTCTGGGTTGCTAACAATGTCTACATTAACAAATAATTTGATTCTACCAAATAATGGTAACGCATTATTTAGTAGTTTTCAATATAACTTTTCAAGTATAACAAAATATTTAAATCCAAATGGTTCTTCCAAAATGTTTATTGATTATTATCCTAGTTTTACTTTTTCTCCAGTTATGGAACCATCTTCTATTTCCAGTGTAACACTATATCCAGAAGGTAATTCTAGTATTAAAAATTTAATTTCTCTTTCAAGTCATTTGGTATATACATCAGCAAATTCAAATGTTCCAGTTATTAAATCTGGAATACAACAATATATTCCTATTACTTCTGCATATCCTTATGGTGTTTCTTCATTTATAAATCCTCGTATTTTATCCAATACATATGTTACACCAATGAGATTTGAACTAGATACGAATGTAGTTAGTTCAAATTTAAATTTTGGATTCGTTCATTATATTTCAGATGGAATTGGTTCATTAAAATCATCTGGTGGAAATGATGTTTTTAGATCAGGATTGGATAGAACAACATTAAATATAAATAATAATGTTGGAGATAAGAATACTCTTTTTATTACTATTAATAATTCTGGGAATCAGTTCTAAAACTAATAGAAATTATATAAAATTAGAATCAGTTTTAAGAACAACACCTTCTCTAAGTGCTAACTCTTTTGCAAAAGATTGTAGAACTCCTTTGATAATCGCAGTGGGTCTATAAGGCCAAGGACAATGATAAACAGCATTTGATGCTTTATAGGCTCTAGGCCATCCTAGCATGATATTATCATTAAATAATGAATAATACAAAGCTTGTCCATGTGCATTTTCCGCAATATTCATATCTACTTCTAGAATCTTAGTATCAATATCTTTATATTCATTTGATTTCTTAACTATAGCATTATACCATTGTTGACAAGCCCAACGTTTCCATAAAGTTGCTTGAAATGTAAATCCATAATTATCATATTCTTTTGTTATACTCAACCATTTCGTATATTTTTTAGAACCTTGAGGTCCAGGGCAAGGCATATAACGAACTGATATTAGTCTAGGAAATCCATTTAAATATCTTATTGAATTATCTATTGCCTCTTTATCGATAAATCGTTCCAGTAGAAAATCTTCTTGCATTAATAATACCATATCAATTTCTTTTGGTAAAAGTTCTAATGCCCGTTTTCTTGATGTAAGAAATGAAGTATTTTCTGGTTCTAAAATTAATAATTGTACATCATATTTTTCTTCTAAAAGCTTACATATTCTATGGTTAGGCTCTTCAGTGGCTAAATAAACCTGCCATTGTAAGTTAGGAGCATATCTTCTTAAAAGCACTAAATGTAATTCTAATATATAATAATACTTTGGAGTTGAATTAATTAAATATGCTATTCTATTATGTTGTGTGTTGATCTTGGACATTATTTATTTCTATATCCATAATAGGATCAAGTTTTAAGGTAGTTATATTACCAGATATATCAAAAGGATAGAACGGTGTTTGGATAGGAGAATAAGGAGGATATGGTGGTGTTGTAGGAGAATGTGTAATACTATTTAGTGATAAATCATGAATTATTTGTTCAAGACTTATACTAGTATCTTTTGTAAAAGTTTTCTTTTTTTGAAATAGAAAAGGATACTCTTTTTTTTTTATTCTTTCAAAAGGAGAATTTTTCTTTTCCAAATCTTCGGGAGTAAATCTACGAAAATTAAAACGATTTTTTTCTTCATCTGAAATTTCATTATCATCTTTTATTTGACATTCTTGGTTCATTTTACTACTTGAAAATAGGATTTAATTTTATGGATTTTTTGGTTTAAAAAC